ATGGTGCTGAAAACGCTCGGCAAGCATCGCGGCTACGTTGAGCGGCAGGAAGTGACGGGGGCGGATGGGGGCGCTGTGATCGTGAAGTGGGATGATGAAAACAACGATTGACGCGCAACCGCATCCAGGGCAACTCGAAGTCCACAACAGCGATGCACGTTTCAAGGTGCTATCGGCAGGCAGGCGATGGGGCAAGACGCGGCTGGGGGTCAATGAGTGTCTGGACGCGGCGAGCAAAGGCGGGCGCGCGTGGTGGGTGTCACCGAGTTATAAGACAAGCGAGGTTGGATGGCGACCATTGCGGCAAATTGCCCGCAAAATCCCGAATGCAGAGGTTAGGCTGGTAGACAGGATGGTTACGCTTCCAGGCGGCGGTTTTGTGGCAGTTAGATCGGCTGACAATCCCGACTCATTGCGCGGTGAGGGGCTAGACTTCGTGGTGATGGACGAGTGCGCGTTCATGCGGAAAGAGGCATGGGCGGAGGCAATCCGCCCGGCGTTATCAGACCGGCTTGGCAAGGCATTATTTATCAGTACACCGAAAGGTCGCAACTGGTTTTGGGAAAACTATCAGCGTGGCATCAATGGCGAGGAGGGCTGGCAATCGTGGACGTTCCCGACTTCATCGAATCCGTACATTTCGGCGAGCGAAGTTGAAGCGGCACGGCGGGATCTGCCTGAGATCATCTTCCGGCAAGAATACCTGGCGGAGTTTGTGGATGATCAAGGCGGCGTCTTCCGTCGTGTGCAAGAGGCGGCTATTCTGGACCCGCAAGAGCCTGAGAAGGGCAAGCAATACGTGGCTGGCGTGGATGTGGCGGCGAGTGTGGATTATACGGTCGTGAGCGTGCTGGATGCAGAATCGAAAGAGATGGTCTACCTCGACCGCTTCAACCGTGTGGATTATCCGGTGCTGATTGACAGGTTGGAATCGGTCTACCACCGCTATAATCTGACTTCGATGGTCGTGGAATCCAACTCGATAGGCAGACCGGTGATTGACGAACTGGTGACGCGGGGCTTGAATATCGTGCCATTTACAACGACTTCAGCGACAAAGCAGGCAATTATTCAAAACCTGCAATCAGCCTTTGAAAATGGGCTGATTCGTGTGTTGAATGATCCGGTGCTGGTGGGTGAACTGCTGTCATTTGAGAGCAAGCGCAACGCAAGCGGGTCATTCAGTTACAGCGCGCCTAATGGAATGCACGATGACTGTGTGATGAGTTTGGCTATTGCGTGGAGTGGAATGCAGGAACGCGTGCAAGTTATCAAGAATCCATTTTATGAGTATTAAAAGCGAGGCGTTATGGGTGTAATGGACAATTTCAGAAACTGGCTGCTTGAGCCGCTGTTAGGGCGCGAGGCTGTGCAACGTGCAAGCGAGGCAACTGTGAAACGCGATTATCGGCGCGGGCAGCACAAAGCGCCGATCAAGACCGCCGATGACGCTATCGTTGTCAACTTCATCGGCTTGCTGGTTGACCGCTCGGTTGCGATGTTGTTCGGCAAAGAGCCGCAATTCGATTTACCAGGTGAATCAGACGCGCCAGTCCAGCAATACATTGACGAGGTATGGAGTGCCAACCGCAAGATGCAATTGCTGAAACGCGCGGCGGTCTATGGGGCTGAAACTGGCACGTGCTACGTCAAGATACTACCAGATGGCGCGGTGAATAGAGATGGCAAACTTATCCCGCGATTGGTTGTGTTAGATCCTGCAACCGTCACGATGGACGCGCTGCCGGAAGACATTGACATGATTATCCGGTACACGATCGCTTACACGATCACCGACCCTGTGACCGGCAAGGATAAGACCATCAAACAGGTCACGGAGCACGATGCAGAAACAGGCTATTGGACTATCACCGACTCTGTGAGCGTGAACGGCAACAAGTTTGAAGTCACGAATCAGCAGGTGTGGGAGTACGACTTTGCGCCGATTGTTCACTGGCACAACCTTCCGGATGTGGGGAGCGTTTACGGGCGACCGGACATAACCGCCGACCTGATTGACTTGCAGGACAAGATAAACTTCGTTTCCAGTAACACCGCGAAGATCATCAAATATCACGCTTACCCGAAGACTTGGGCACGCGGCTTCCAGAATTCCGGAAAAATCGCGTGGGGTGTGGACGAGATGGTCACAACCGCCGACCCGAACGCGCTTATTCAGAACCTCGAAATGCAGAGCGACCTATCCAGTTCGTTGGCATTTATCCGCTATTTGAGACAGGCATTGTTCGACGTGGGCAGAACGGTTGACATTGAATCTATGGCGGACAAATTAGGCAATTTAACGAACTTTGGCTTGCGCGTGCTATATCAGGACGCACTGAGCAAACTGGAAGAGAAACGCGGGCTTTATGGTGAAGCGATAGTCGAGATCAACCACCGCTTGTTGGCGTTGGCAGGCGCGCCTGATACCGATGGCGGCAAAGTGGTTTGGCGGGACATTATGCCAGAGAACGATAACGAAATTGCTCAAGCGGTCAAGACCGACCTTGAACTCGGACTGGTTAGCAAGCAGACGGCAAGCGGTTTGCGCGGTTACGTTTGGGAAGACGAAGAAGAGCGTATTGCAGACGAGGCGCAAGCCAGCGACAACATCGGCGCTGCGTTACTCAGAGCGTTTGGGCAGGGGGAAGGATAACCATGCCAACAGCGACTGAACTTGCGATTGCGTTCAAGAAAGCCATTGATCGGCAGGACGCGGCGGCTCTCTCACGGCTCGTCAAGACGTACCGCGAATTGTACACGCGCTTATTGCCGAAGATGGACTCGCTGATTCTGGCAATGAGCAAGATGGACAAGCCGACCACAGGGCAGGTTCACAGGTTAGCGCAATACAAGTCGTTACTCAACTCGGTTGAGGAAGAACTGGCTAAGTATCAGGCGTATGTCGAGATTGAGATCCGTGCTGAAACAAGAGCGGCTGCGGAACTGGCACTCAAGCAGACGAACGCGTACCTTGCCAACTTCGGATTAGAGATGCCGCAGCGGATTAACACAGACGCGGTGCTCAATATGCTGGGTTACTTGCAGGAAGATTCACCGCTATGGAAGCGGTTGAGCCTTTACAGCGCGGACAACACAGCCAAACTGGCAGACGCGCTGACAGAAGGGGTTGCGTTTGGTTACAACCCTACCAAAGTCGCCAAGACATTTGAGCGCATTATGGGCGGTGGATTGACCGATGCAATGCGAATGACACGTACCTCAATGCTTCACACTTACCGAGATGCCTCTCACGCGCAATTCATAGCTAATCAGGACGTGGTGGACGGCTGGACATGGTGGAGCAGTAAAGACGCGTCAACTTGTCTGGCTTGCTTATCTCAACACGGCAAAGTGTTCCCAAATACGGAGCGGTTGAACGGACACTACAACTGCCGGTGTGTTGCAATCCCACACGTCAAGATCTGGAGCGAGCCAGAGCAGACCGGCGAAGAATGGTTCTCGACGCTATCAGAGGCGCAGCAGAAAGAGATGATGGGAGCGCAAACATGGGACGCCTGGAAGGGCGGCGCGTTCAACTTTTCAGATTTATCAGGACACAGGCACGATGACGTTTATGGCAACATGAATGCGCGTGTACCGTTATGGGAATTATTAGGCGCAGAGCCGCCAATTCGTAATAAATGAGCCGCGAGAGCGGAATTAATCGGAGGTAATCAAGATGACTAACGAAGACCCTAAAAGCGAGATGCTTGACGTTGAGGTGCAGGACACCCCGACTGCGGTTGACGAACAGCCTGAAGAATTTGACAAGGCGCGTGCGATGGATCTCATTCGCAAGCAGCGAGACGAATTGAAACAGGCAAAGAAAGCGGCAGCTGAATTAGAACGCTACAAGAAATTGGAAGAGGAACGCAAGCAGGCGGAAATGACAGAGTCAGAACGCTTGAAGGCAGAACTCGACAAGTTGCAGAGTGAACTAACAGCAAAGACCGTACGCACAATGCAAATTGAGGTGGCAGCGAAGTTAGGCTTGCCTGCCGCGTTATCTGACAGGCTGAAAGGCGAGACGCTGGAAGAAATGGAAGAGGACGCGAAGGCAATTCTCGAAGTGTTGCCCAAACAAAAAGCCGCACCGAATACAGGTGCTACAAATCCAGGTGAGCAAGCCTCGAAAGAGGAAACGCGTGCACAAAAGCTAACGCGGCTCACCGGCGGTGAAGTTGACATCTGGAAGGGCGGCGGAATCAACTGGGGTCCAGACAACCCCTTGTAAGGAGTAATACATTATGGCTGCATCAACTTATGATGACATCAAAACTTTGGTCGCGAACGTTTACGAACTTGCGCTGCTTACCGCGCAGGAAGGCAACGTTATTGCGCCACTGGTAACAACTTTCGGCGACTATCAGGGGCTTGCACCCCGCGTCTTCGGCGAATACAGCGGCGGCACTTTTAGCGCCATCGCTGGCACTGTGGATATGACCGCTTCAACCTTCAGCGCAACCGCTGGGGGCACAATCACGCCTACAACCTATGGTCAGCAGATTAGCCTGACTATGAACCGCATTAAGAGCGATCCTGCTGGCGCACAACGTGACGCAGGTCGTTACTTGGGCGAAACCGCCGCTGCTCACATTGATACCAATCTTGCTGGCAGGTTATCTGGCTTGACCGGTGGCACTGTCGGAACTGCTGGCGGCACTTTGACTTGGGCAAACATCTTCAACGCACAAGCTATTATGCGCGGGAACAAAATCTACGGTCGTTATTCGGTCGTGATCCACCCGATGCAATGGTACTACCTGACCAGTGCGTCAACTGGCGTGCCTACTCTCATGCAGAGCGAGGATTTGAAGAACCGCTTTATGAGCGGATTTTACCAAGCGTCGCTTGACAACATGGACTTCTTCGTTGACGCGAACATCGCAGCTGGTACTGCATCAATTGGTGCAATGTTCAGCAAGGAAGCCCTTGCCCTTGACATTCGTCAGGGGTTCACCATCAACCCGCAATGGGATGCCTCATTCGCCGGTGTCGGCGCATGGGAGCTCAACGCTTCGATGGTTTACGGCTACGGCGTATATACCGACCTACCTACGGCGTACAGCTCGTGGGCAAAGCAACCTAAAAATTGACTTGATGGGCAAGGATAGAGCGTATACCTCGAAAACGGCAGCTCCACCGCTTCCTTGCCCTATCGGAGCGCAAGCTGGAGGCTTGAAAAAGACATGAGAATCAACTGGTTTAGCAATTCACCCGCAGCCTGCACTGGTTACGGCAATCAGACGAAAATCTTTACTCCGCGATTAGCGAAACTGCTTGACAAGGGGCTTTCGATTACAGCATTCTACGGCGTGCAAAGCGGTGTACTGAATATCAACGGAATCAAAGTATATCCGAGTTTCAAACACCCTTACGGACAGGACGTTATCGGTGCACACGCTGTTTGGGATCAGGCAGACGCGGTTATTACTCTGCTCGACATTTGGGTGGTGCAGTCTGAAAACATTCCGGTGCCCTGGTTCCCCTGGTTCCCGATCGATCATGAGCCTATTCCGGCTAACGTGCTGGCATCGGCAAGGAAGGCAACCAAAGGAATCGTCATGAGCAAGTTTGGTAAGCGCATGGCGGAGCAAGCAGGGCTGGATGTGTGGTACGTGCCTCACGCGGTTGATACCAAGATATTCAAGCCGTTAGACCGTGAAGAAGCACGCGATCATCTGGAATGGCCACAGGATAAATTCATCGTTGGAATGGTCGCAGCGAACAAGGGCAATCCTTCTCGCAAGGCATTCTACGAGCAGATAGCCGCATTTGCCGCTTTGCATCACGAACACCCCGACACGATGATGTATCTGCACACAGACGCAGGTTTGAACGGCGGTGACGTGGTGAACTTGCCGAAGTTTATTAAACGAATGGGTTTGAAACTTGGCGAGGACGTTGTGTTTTGCGACCCGTATCATTACGGACTTGGCTTCCCCGACGAGTATATGGTTGACGCTTACAACGGAATGGACGTATTGACGAATGTGGCATTGGGTGAAGGGTTTGGTATTCCGATTCTGGAAGCGCAGGCTTGCGGAACGCCGGTGATTGTTGGTGACTGGACTTCGATGAGCGAGTTGTGCTTTGCAGGCTGGAAGATTGACAAGGCAGAGGCGTTACCGGTCTATCACGATTACTTTGACGCGTTCCAATGGCAGGCGACCACAGCGGCAATCTACGACCGATTGGAACAAGCATACGCGGCGAAGGGTGATTACGAGTTGCGCAATCAGGCAAGACGCGGCGCACTGCCTTACGATGCCGATGATGTGACGAGAAAGTATTGGAAGCCGGTTTTGAAAGAGATGGAGCAGATTGTTGAGGGCTTGAAGTGATAAGCATTGTAACTCCGTTCCATAACTGTTCTGAATTGATACCTGACTATGAAAAGGCGGTACAAGGCGCACAGGTGATAGCGATTGACAATGCCAGCGATTCTGCCACATCTGCAAAGTTACAAGAGATGGTTGAGCGATTAGGTAATGGCAGCAAGTACATTCGCAACGAGACAAACGAGAAATACGGCAAGGCGAATAATCAAGGGCTTGCGCTTGCAGACGGTGAAATAGTGGTGTTTCTCAACTCGGACATTATCGCAATAGGCAGTTGGTTAGACAAGGTGCAGAACGCGAAAAAAGGCGCGTTTTATTCGCCTACAACCGGAATCAGGACTGTTGACGGCGTGCAATACCGCTATCTTGAGGGCTGGTGCTTATTCGGTCACAAAAGCGATTTTGAGATGATAGGCGGTTGGTTTGAGGATTGGGAAGGTATGTACTGGGAAGATAACGAACTCTGTTGGCGTGCTGAAAGAGCAGGGCTTGAGTTGGTTCAGTCTTATCTACCATTGAGGCATTTATCCAACTATACAACAAGCCGGACTCCAGGAGCATACGACAAACGGCCATCGAATCAAGCCTTGTTTGAGCGCATTGTGAGAGAGGGCAGGAATGCACGCTGAAGCGTGGAACTACTTGTTGGGCGAATCCAAGAAACTACCAGAAGGTTTGAAGGTAGTTGAGTTTGGCTCTCACGATGTGAACGGAAGTCCACGCCCGTTATTCGCAAATTGCGCTGAATATGTCGGTGTTGATATGTGGGCAGGAAATGGCGTGGATTGGGTCGGAAAAGCACAGGATTTTGACGGCAAGGGCAAGTTTGACGTAGTTATCACGGCTGAAGCGATGGAACACGATCCGGACGCGCAAGGGCAAATCGAGAGCGCGTGGCGGGCGTTGAAACCAGGTGGGGTGCTGATTCTCACAGCAGCAGCCGAACCGAGAGCACCGCATAGATGCAGCGGTTCATTGGGTGACATGGGCGGTGAACATTATGCAAACATTGACCCTGCCACTTTGCGAGAATGGCTTGCGGATTGGTCGGATGTAGAAGTATTGCACGATAGGGCGCACGGTGACGTTTACGCTCACGCCATGAAAGGAAGGTGCTAAATGGCACGAACAGGAATGCAGACACTAATTGACACGGTACGTGGGTTCGCCAACGCCGCCCCTGACGAATGGGAAGTCACAAGCGGCTCGTCAATCGTCACCTATTGGAGCGATGACGAAATCCAGCGTGTGTTAGACCGGCACAAGGTCGAGCACATTCACGCGCCGCTTGAACCGGTCACCTCTTATTCAGGCGGTAGCGCGGTTGTGTTGCAATATCGGACAGGGATTGGCAACATTGAAGGCGGCACGTTATTTTCGGTTGAGGGCACGTCTGGAACTGTAAGCGGATATACGGCTGATTATGCTCGCGGTATTGTGACGTTTGCAACTGACCAAAGCGGCAAGTCATTCTACTGGAGTGGATTCAGTTACGACCTTTACGCGGCTGCTGCTGACATCTGGCGGATGAAAGCGTCTCACGTGGCAGGGCTGGTTGACTTCTCGACAGACGGGCACTCGGTCAAGCGGAGTCAGCAGGCGCAACAATACCTGAACATGTCGCAATACTACCAGAGCCGCAGCGCAAGCGAGGGAGTGCAAACATCCAGAATTGTGAGGAACGACCTATGAGCATTGGCTTGACCGCACGGGAACTCGCACAAATGCGGGTTGACATTGAGGACTTGATGCCTGATACCTGCGACATTTTGAGCGTGGCTTATACATCGGACGGCGAAGGTGGAATGGCTGAAACGTGGGGCACGGCAATTGCGAATGTGGCTTGCAGAATTGACTATCGTTCCGGTTCTGAAAAGGTGACCGGCGGTGCGATCCAATCTTATAGCAAGGCGGTATTGAGCTTGCCTTATACCACCGCGCTCACGACCAAACACAGGGTCAAGCTCGATGATTTCGTTTGGGCTGTGTTGAGCGTCAACGAAGGGCAAAGTTGGGACGTGGTTAGGCGTGCTGAATTGGAGCGTGTGCAATGAGCATAAGCGTTAGTGTTGATACAAGCAAGTTGAATAAACTGCTTGGTAAAGTGCCTAGAAATAAACAAAAGGCTGTCCGTTCCGCTGCTGATTACATTCTGGGCGAATCGCAGAAGTCTAACGCGTACAAAAATCGAACCGGTTACTTGCGTGGGAGCGGAAGGGTTAGCGAATCCTACGGTGATTTTGTGAATGTTGAATACACCGCTGAATATGCCGCTTACGTTGAAATGGGCACGCGCAAAATGGGAGCGAGACCGTTTCTGAAACCGGCAGTTGAAAAAGGCGAATCCAGGCTGATTCAATTACTGAAAGAGGGGCTGCTGAAATGACCTCACCTTACAACGCGCTCAACGCGGCACTTTACACAAAATTATCAGGTGGCACGGCTCTCACAGGCGCATTGGGCGGAACGTGCATTTATCACGGGGTTGCGCCGGAAGGGGCTGCCTTGCCTTACGTGATATGGAGTTACGCGGCTGGGGGTGCTGACAATTTCACACCGCGTGAGAGTGTGCAGGAAGTTGTTTACGTCAGGGCTTATGCAGACACCGCAAAGGAAGCGGCAACAATTGATGCACATATCAACAACCTGCTATCAGGAACTTTATCCGTGACCGGCTGGAACAACTTCTGGCTGGCACGTGAAGAAGACTTTTTACTGCCAGAAATTGACGAGGCAGGAAAGCATACGTGGGCTTGCGGTGCTTACTACCGTGTGCGCATGGATAAATCATAAAAGCTATATAGGAGAACAAAATGGCTGAAATTACTGGAAAAAACTTAGTTGTAACTTGGGCGTACAGCGGTGGTACGGTGAACTTGAACACTGACTTCCGCACGCTCTCGATCAACCCGAACATCGACCTGGCTGAAACCACTGCCGGTGCTGATACCGACAAAACCTACATTGCGACAATCAAGGATGCAACGATCGAATGGTCAGGCTTGTACCAGTCGGCAGGCACGGCACTTGTTAGTGCGCTTGAAGCCGGAACAGGCGGTACATTGACCGTCTACCCTGAAGGTACTGCGTCTGGCAAGCAGAAGGATATTTATCCCGCGATAGCAATGGGTGCGAAATTGAATATCCCTTACGCCGATGTGGTTGAGATCAGCTGCACGTTCCAAAAGAACGGTCCAAAGGCATAGCACATGGTCACACTATCTAACGGACGTGAGATTGAGTACGACTGGAGCGCGATCTCACAAAAGGAATGGCGCGTGCTGATTGACAAGGAAACCGACCCTGATACCAACGACATTATCGTTGGCAAACTGGTAGGGATGAGCGCGGATGAATTGGGCGATCTGAATCCGATTGATTACCGCAAAATTGCAATCGGCATTTGGGAATCGTTCAAAAAAGAAGCCGACCTCAACGATTCAAAAAACTAAGTGGGCGCGTCTACATGGCAGCCGTCACAAAGCAAGGGATGCCGTGGGAGTTCTGGCGGTGGGAGCTTGTGAAAGAAACAGGGTGGACGCTGGATTATGTGGACGCGCTCTCGGTTGCCGATATGAACGAATGGCTGCAAGTGAGAGACGGCATGGACAAAGCGAGAAAGACGTTGGTGAAATAATATGCAAATAGCGAGTCTTTTCGCAAGTATTGGTGCAGATACTTCTGGGCTTCAAAAGGGGTTGAAAGACTCCGAAAACGCTATCAAGAAGACCGCAAAAAGCGTGGAAAAAAGCGGCGAAAGTTTCAACTTTGCTGCGATGGCAACTGGGTTCAACCAGGCTCTCGAAATCGTAAACAAAGTAGGCAATGCAATAAAAGTTGCATATGCCGCCGCGCGCGAAGGTGCAGCGATTGAATATGCCGCACAAAAGTTCGACAACCTAAGCCGTTCAATCGGCACGACATCGAGCGCCTTGATGATGGACTTACGATCAGCTGTCAAGGGCACAATGTCTGACATGGAGCTCATGGCTGGCGCATCCGATATGTTAGCGCTAGGACTGGCAAAGTCGCATGACCAAGCCGTGAGGCTAACCGCTGTGGCGGGAGCGCTTGGTTGGAACATGGATCAGCTGACCCTGACCATCACCAACGAGACCACCATGCGGCTTGACTCGCTGGGGCTTAGCCTCGAGAGCGTGAAAGGGCGTTACGAAGCACTCAAGGCAGCTGGCATCGACGGACAGCAAGCCATGACGCAAGCCGTCATTGAAGCCGGTGAAGCGATGGTCAACCTGCAAGGGCATATTGGCGACACCACGCTTGGTGCTTTCCAGAAAATGGAGGCTTCTCAGGCAAATTTCTTCGCTATGCTAAAAGCTGACTTAGCCGAGGGCATGACGTGGTGGGCGGAGTTTTGGAATAAAGCTTACGACAGTAGCACCGCACATTTGGAAGTCGCCCGGATGTCAAAAGCGCTTCAGGGTGTGTTAGAAATTGACCCGAGAAAATTTTATGAGGTCATAGAATACGAACCGCCAGCAAGCGGGTGGGAAAAATTCGTTGATATACTATTTTATGGCAGCACTGGTCGAGCGG